GGTGTTCGATGGCGAAATTTTTGTCGATAAGCGGCATGAAACAGGAATCCTCCTCAGTCTGGGAAAGGTGCGAGGATTGGCGGTAAGCGGGTTAAAACGCTGGTGCGTACTCAGGGTGAGTTGGCGGCTGCTTTGCGGCTGTCGACTCGCACAATCCGCCTGTACGCGGCTGAAGGCATGCCTGGCGTTCCTGGAGCCTATTGCGTCGAGGACTGCAGGGCGTGGATCTCAGCCCGCATGGATCGTCGCCATCGCCACAGCGGCCACGATGACGAAGACACAGAGGCCAGTTCGGCCGACAGCCCGCAGTTGGAACGATACAGGGCTGCCAGGGCAGATCTGGCGGAACTGGAACTGGCGAAGAAGCGGGGCGAGCTGATCGCGGCGGATGACGTCAGTTCATTCCTGCAGCAGTTCGCCATCTTGATGCGTGGGTTCGGGGAGCGGCTCGGGAAGGTCAGCCCCGAACTGGCGAGCGAGTTGGAAAGTGTTCTGTCTCAGGGAGCGGCCTTAGCCGATCAGTGGATTGGTCACGGGGACACCAACGTCGACGATGAATTTGGGTCGGGAGACATTCCGGAATAACATCCGGGATTTCTTTCGCGGGGCCCTGGCTCCTCGTTTGCGAACGATCCGCGAGTTTGCCGAGCAGGAAGTGATCATTCCGGATGGCCCGTTCCGCGGCTTCCAGTTTTCCTGCAGGCGGCAGCCTCACACCCGATTGTGGTTTGGCGAAATCGATTCCGGACGCTGGCGACGGCATGTCCTCACCGGTCCGGTGCAGTCGGGAAAGTCGCTGATCGGGTTTGTCATTCCGGCGATGTACCATCTGTTCGAACATCGCGAGACGGTGATTCTCGGCTTGCCGTCGATGGAGATCGCGGCCGACAAATGGCGAGAGGATCTGGAGCCAGCTATCCGAGCCAGTCGGTATCGTGATCTGATCCCCAATACCGGCGCCGGGTCGCGCGGAGGTAATTTCGAGTCGATCAAGTTCCGGAATGGGGCAACGCTCAAGTTTATGTCGGGGGGTGGCTCGGACAAGAAGCGATCCGCGTTCACCAGTCGGGTACTGATCGTCACTGAGACAGACGGTCTTGACGAAGCAGGCGAGCAATCGCGAGAGGCGGACCCGCTGCGGCAGCTCGAAGCCCGAACAGCCAGCTATGGGGAGAAGGCCCGCATCTATCTGGAGTGTACGGTCTCATTCGCCGAGGGTCGGACGTGGCAGGAGATCCAGAAAGGCACGCAAAGCCGCATCGCCCTGCGTTGTCCGCACTGCCTGCACTGGGTCACCCCCGAGCGGGAAAATCTGATCGGTCACCAGGGGGCGGCGAACGAGGTTGAAGCGAGTCGCCGGAGCCAGTTTTATTGCCCGGATTGTGGCACGGGATGGTCTGAAGCGGACCGCCGAACAGCTCACGACGAAGCGAAACTGGTGCATCGAACGCAGGAAATCGACGCGGAAGGCGTCATCTCCGGCGAGCTTCCTCCGACGTGGACCCTGGGCTATCGATACTCGGCGGTGAACAACTTTTTCCGTTCGCAGCATGATATCGGGGCGACGGAATGGGCGGCAGACCGGGCGACCAATGAGGAAGCGGCCGAGCGAGAACAGTGTCAGTTCGTCTGGGCGATCCCGCCGAAATCGAACACCGAAGCTGTTGTCAGTCTGGACGCCCGGGTGATCGCCGAACGGATGGTGCAGCCTGGTCGCGGCTTTGTTCACTCCGATGCTCAGTGTGTGACCGTGGGCGTCGACATCGGCAAATATCAGATTCACTGGACCGCCTGCGATTGGCGGCCCGGGGCACGCGGCCATGTGATCGACTACGGGGTAGAGCCTCTGCCGACCGATCAGCTCGGCCAGGATCTGGCAACGCTGCAGGGGCTCCGGGATCTGCGCGAGGTGTTCAACGCCGGTTGGGATGCGGGGAACAGCCAGCGGGTCCAGCCGCTGTACGTGTTCATCGACTCCGGGTATCTGACCGAAGTCGTGTACTCATTCGTGCGGGAATCACAGGGGCCGTATCTGCCATGCAAAGGTCAGGGGGCTGAGCAGCGAGGCGGGTCTTACCTGCGACCGCGGGCGATGACTGACAATCTGATGTTTGTCGGGGACGGGATGCACATCGTCTGGCAACCCGCAAAAGAAATCAGGCTGGTCGAACTGGACTCCGACCACTGGAAAACCTGGCTGCATGAGCGTTGGCGATCACCACTTCAGGCGAACGGATCTTTGACGTTATGGAAAGACAGCAATCCGCGGCTGCATTATGCGTTCGGCCGGCATCAGGTCGCCGAGGAAAAGCAGACCGAGTACAAACCGGGCAAAGGAGAGATCACGAAATGGGTGCGGAAAAACCGGCAAAACCACTGGCTCGACACAACGGCGCTGGCGTGCGCGGCGGCGTTTCTGGCGGGGGTGAGACTGGATGCGTCGCCCGTGATTCCGACGAGCGAGCCGCAGACGGAGGAGCCGCAGTTCCCGCTCTTCGAGCAACTGCACGACCGGATGAGAGACTGGCAATCCTGATTCCACCGCTGCAGGAGCCGATCGCGGTCGGATACCAGCGCGAGGACGTGTCTTTTGTGGAGATCGGCAGCCTGTCGATGCTGCAGAAGCGGGCACTGAGCCGTCTGTTCGGGGGGCTCGATGCGGACGGGGCGCGGCTGGCGAACGGCTTGCGGGTCAACAGTCGGCCCGATGCCATCCGCTGGATCCTCGAACAGATCGCGCTGCTTCCGTCTTAGGATACTTAGGAGACTTTGGAAACATTGGTGGTTCCTAAGTTTCCTAACGGGGGTTTTGGCGTAGGCTCTCACGCCTCTCGACGGCAAGATGCTCCTCATGAGCTTCGACGCCACTACAACCCTGGACAGTGCCCGGCAGGCCTACGCCGATAACATCTCCTACAAGCGTGAGGGGAGTTACACGAAGTGCCTGCTGTTCATCGAGGCGTGCGAATTGATCCTGGCGTTCCGGCCGTCCAAGATGGCCGCAGGCGGCGGAAGCGAAATCGAGTTCGATCAGGCGCAGGTGCGGATGCTTTATGAGCGTGCCTGCCGTGATGCCGTCGAGCTGAACACCGGTGGCAACTCTGTCACCGTTCCCGACTTCAACTATCTGCGAGGGTGATCATGACGCGATCTCCCTCGGTGGAGACATTGCCGGAGCAATTCCAGTCGCTGCGAGGTGATTACCAGGCCTCGAAGTCGACCGCGTTCCGACGTCGCCGCACGGGCGTCATTCCGACCGGCACGGGGGCTGACTGGCACTATCGTGTCGAGGCCAATTTTCTCGGGCTGATGGAACAGGCCCGCGATATGGACCGAAACGACACTGTCGTCGGTCAACTGGTCGACCGGGCTGTGGGGAATACGATCCAGGAAGGTATCCGCATGGATGCCTGCACGGGCGATGAACAGCTCGATCTGGACCTCGAAGCCCGCTGGCACGACTGGTGTCACGATCCGGACGAATGCGACGTAATGGGGGAAAACACGTTCGTCGATCTCGAACATCTGGCCCTGCGTCACATGTTCGTCGACGGCGATATCTTCGCGATTCCGCTGCAGGAAGGCTGTCTGCAGTTCATCGAGGGTCACCGCTGCCGGACTCCGCAGAACACGACTCGCAACGTCGTGCACGGGATCCTGCTGGACGAGCGGCGGAAGCGGCTGGAATGCTGGTTCACCAAGGACGACATTCCCGCCTGGCAGGCGTTCAATCTGGTCTCCAGTGCTGTCCGCTATCCCGTCCGTGACGAGCAGGGGCACCGGCAGGTGTTCCAGGTCTACTCGCCCAAGCGGTACACACAGACACGGGGAGTGACCGCGTTCGCACCGATTTTCGACCCGCTGGCGATGTTCGAAGACATCAACTTCGCCAAGCTCGTGCAACAGCAGGTTGTCTCCTGCTTTGCCGTCATTCGGGAACAGCCGCTGGCGACGACGTACAACAGCCCAGCGATTCCGGGCGCCGGACCGACCAGCAGTGTGCCGATGTCTGACGGCAGTACCCGCACGACGCAAGGCTACGGGCCGGGGATGCAGTACACCGGCAAGCCCGGGGAAAAGCTGTCCGGCTTCTCGCCCAATGTGCCCAACGCCGAGTTTTTCGATCATGTCCGGCTGATCCTCACGCTGATCGGGATCAATCTCGGTCTGCCGCTGGTGATGACGCTGATGGACGCCCGGGAGACGACCTACGCCGGTTTCCGTGGGGCTCTGGATCAGGCTCGATTGGGGTTCAAGCGGAATCAGAAGCTGCTTACGAATCGCCTGCATCGGCCGACGTACCAGTGGAAAGTTCGTCAGTGGATGGCCCTTGATTCGGCTCTGCGCCGAGCAGCGGGCCGCAGCGGGATCAACATCTTCGGCCATCGCTGGAACCCGCCGACATGGCAGTACATCGAGCCACTCAAGGACGCGCAGGCAGATGCTTTCCGGCTCAAGGAAGGGCTGGTCGATCCGTACAGTCTGCACGCTGAAAACGGTGCCGATGCGGATCAGGTGACGGCCGGTCAGGTGCGTTACAACTCGCGGCGGATCGTGGCGGCCATGAAGGAAGCCGAGCAGATCGAGGCAGCCACCGGCATTGCCGTCGACTGGCACGAACTGCTGGCGATCAGCGGTTTGAATCCGATGACGCTCAAGCCGGCCGGTGATGAACCCGATCCCCAGGGCCAAGAGCCCGGCCAGCCCGCGAAGCCGGGCGCGGATGAGGAACAGGAGAGCGAAGACGATGACACCGATTGAGGTCAAAGCGGCAGCCGATGAGAGTGCCGAAGTCCGCATCTACGATTCGATCGGGAGCGGATTTTTCGAGGATGGCGTCACCGCCAAGGCGTTCGCAGACGCTCTCTCCGGGATGAGCAAAGTCAAGACGATCAACGTCCGGATCAACTCGCCGGGCGGAGCCGTGTTTGAGGGCCTGGCAATCTACAACACGCTCAAGAATCACCCGGCCAAAAAGATCGTGCATGTCGATGGCATGGCTGCCTCGATCGCATCCGTGATCGCGATGGCCGGTGATGAGATCCGTATTGCCAAGAACGGATTCGTGATGGTGCACGAACCGTCAAGCTATGCCCGCGGCAAGTCCACTGATCTGCGACGGATCGCCGACATGATGGACAAGGTCAAGAACCAGATGGTCGACATCTACGTCGAGCGGACCGGACAGCCGAAGGCGGATATCGAGCAGATGGTCTCGGCGGAAACGTGGATGGATTCCACCGAGGCGAAGGCGAAAGGGTTTGCGACGGACATCGGCCCAAAGGTCACCGTGGCAGCCAGCTTTGATCTGAGTCAATTTTCCAATGCGCCGGATGATCTGAAGGCGATGCTTGTCGCATCGGCCGGCCAGGTTCCGGTCCAGAACAAGGAAGCAACCGTTATGTCTCAGGACCAGAAACCGGTTCCGGCGACCGTGGCAGAACTGAAAGCTCTGCCGCAGGTGACCAGTGAATTCATCGTGGCACAGATCGAAGCGGGGGCCACGTTCGTGCAGGCTCAATCGGCCTGGATGGCCAAGCTGGCTGAAAAGGTCACTGCGTCCAATGCCGAGGTCGAGCAGCTCAAGGCCAAGGCCGCTTTGCCCGGCGTGCAGGCGCTGGGGTCCAAGGCCGGCGCCACGACGGAAGAGGCCGAACCGGATGCGGTCGAGGCATTCGATAAGCTCGTGCAGAACGAGCTGAGCAAGCTGCCGGTCCGGAACAACCCGCGATACGACCTGCAGCGGCCACAGATTGCCGTCAAGAACGCGGTGGCGAAAGATCCCGCGCTGCACGCGAAGTACATCGAGCAGGTCAACAGAGACAGGGTCAAGGCCGCGCGATAACAGTCCCGGTCCGGTCACACGGCGGATCCGTTCGGTAAGTCATTTCATTCAGATCCAGGAGTAGAACAACATGGCAACCAGTCAAATGGTTGAAGCGAATCGTAAGGGCTGGGCGGCCAATTCGACTCTGTCGATTTACCGTCGCGTGGTCCTGTCAGGCGGGAAACTCTCCTATGCGGCCGCGACCGAAATGGAAGTCGGCACGCTGATGCAGGCGGCCGTTGACACGACGGCCCTTAACCAGGTGCAACTGCGAACCGCCAACGGCACCGCCAAGTTCGTGGCGTCGGGTGCAATCACATCCGGGGCCGCGGTCTATGCGGCGGCCAACGGCAAGGTGTCGGCGACCGGAACGCTGTTCATCGGGACCGCCCTGCAGTCGGCTGCGGCTGACAACGATGTGCTCGAAGTGCTGCGTGGTGATGATCCCAAGAATCACGTAGCAGTCGGCACGGTTGCGGCGACGGGGTCTGCCCAGGGTGACGCGGCTGCACTGGCGGCCGGCTTCAACTGGGTCACCGCGGCCGATGCGACCAAGGGGGTCGTGCTGCCGACCGGTGAAACCGGCCTCGTGGTGACCGTCAAGAACGACGACACCGCGAACGCGATTCTCAAGGTCTATCCGCCGACAGGCGGCAAGATCAATGCCCTGTCCACCAATGCGGCGATCTCGATGGCGGCCGTCACTTCGGCCACGTTCTATTGTTACGACGGCACGCAGTGGTTCACGGTGCCCAAAGTCCCGTCTTAACCTGTGCTCCCGAGCGCTGCCCCGGTGGAACGGCCGTGAAGCCGGGGCAGTTTATTGACCTACCTCTTTTCTCTTAGCTCGGGATTGGAGGTTGATTCGATGCCGACTCCGAGTAGTAGTCTCGCGACACTGCGTCCAGATCTGCAGCAGTCGTTTGAACAGTTCGATCTGGAAATGAATCAGCGTGGTTTCATCGCGCTGAAGGTTTGTCCGGTTGTCGAAGTTCCGGTTGCGTCCGGCAACTTCGGCATCATCCCGATTGAGCAGTTGCTGCAGTTGCCTGACGACAAGCGGGCGCCGGGTAGCGGTTACTCGCGCGGCAAGTGGACGTTCCGTCCGGACACCTACGCCACGCAAGAGCATGGTGTGGAAGAGCCGATCGACGACAACGAACTCCAGATGTATATCAACTACTTTTCGGCCGAGCAGATCGCGGCCCGAAGAGCCCACAATGGTGTGCTGCTCAACATGGAGCGACGGGTCGCGTCGCTGCTGTTCGACACGTCCACCTGGACCGGGTCGAGTCTCACGACAGCGGTCAGTACGCCCTGGTCGACGGTCGCCTCCGCGACTCCGATCAGCGACGTCGAAGCGGCTGTGCAGAAGGTTTACCTCAATTCTGGCATCTGGCCGAACAGCCTGGTGATCAGTCGGAAGGTGTTCCGCAATCTGCGCAACTGTGCCCAGATCGTCGACCGGTTGAAGTACTCCGGCCTGTACAACGTCGACGCCAAGAACCTCACCGCGGAACTGCTCGCCCAGGTGTTCGACCTGGAGCAAGTGATTGTCGCGAACTCGGCGTACAACTCGGCCGCGGAAGGCCAGTCCGCCTCGCTGGCTTCGACCTGGTCCGACTCGTACGCAATGGTCGGGTACATCCACGGCGGCGAAGACTTCAAGGCTCCGACGATCGCCCGCACGTTCCACTGGTCGGCTGATGGCTCCACGATTGGCGGGACGGTGGAAACGTATCGGGACGAAACCGTTCGCGCGTCGATCGTGCGGTGCCGTCTGCAGACGCACGAGAAGGTTCTGTATCCCCAGTTGGGCCACCTGTTGTCCAACATTACCTGATAGTCGCGCGGGTGTTCCGATGGGCAGTCAGTTTGATGAAACACTGGGTGGCGTCGGCTGGTCCCTGCTGTCTGAGCAGTTGGGCCAGCCGATCACGCAGTATCGTCAGCAGGCTGCCACCGGAACGACCGTCACGGCAATTGTCGGCAGTCGTCAGTCCAAGCCGGACACGACTGTCGGCCGTGACAATGTCCGGTCCCTGATGCTGACCATGCCGGATTCCGTGCCGGTCACATTGCGGGACACATGGTTGATCAATGACGAGATCTGGACAACTCGCGAGTTCACGCAAGTGCCCGGAAATCTGGTGCAGGTGCAGGTCCAGCACAAAGACCGTGATCGTCGTTCGGGAGTGCCGATGTAATGAGTGTGCCGACCGTCAGTCCGACCGGGCTACTGAGCTACATCCTGTCGCATGCGGTGACCGCACTGGCAGCCACGCAATCGTTTCAGGATCTGGTGGGCGCTGCCGATGCGACCGAGGCACTGCAGTCGATCTACCTCGATTACATCAGCCTGCAAGACGAAAACGAACTGGCCAGCGTGGCGCCAATGCCACGAGCCATCGTACGGCTCAACGAAGAAACGAACATCGATCTCACGACATCCAGCAACGGGGAATCATCCGGCCCGCTGCAGATCATTCTGGAAGCCACAATCCCTGAGGACTATCAGCAGGCCAGCGATGATTCGGCGGCGGATCGGAAAGCGAAGATCAATGCCGAGGTGCTGTGGTGGCTGAATGTGCTCAGTGGAATTCAGTACCAACTGAGAACGGCCGGCCTGGCTGGCGGCAGCATCGTTCCGTACCGGATCGGCATTGTGCAGGGGCGAGTGCATCCGGACGAGGATAACAGCGTCCCCTATCGCTGGGGTAGGCTTGAAATCGACTGGCGAAGCCAGGGCACGTAATGACAACCAAACTGATCTCCGTAGAGCTGCGATCGGATCTGCTGACGGAGCGGCAGCATGCAAAGATCATGCGTGACGTCAACCGCGAGATTATGGAACGGCATCGGCGGTTGATCCTGCGAAGGCACTTTGAGGGCACACCGGAAACGAGAGCAGGCGGGGCGTGGGACTATGCTCCGCGATCCCTGAAATACAACCGTTGGAAAAAGAAGAAGGTCGGTCACACGATCCCGCTGGTGCTGACCGGACAACTGAAATACCTGGTGCTAATGACGTCCAAAGTTACAGCGACTCAGCATCAGTCACGGCTTTATGTCCGCGGCTACTTTCCGATGCGGCAGGAACTGCGGAATGAAATCGAAGCGGTCAGCAAGCAGGACGCGGCGACGCTCGTGAAGTGGGCCAAGAAAGAATACCTGGACCGGGCCAATGACCCGGAGAACCGCCGAAAGCGACGTCGCAAGGCGACACCATAGGAGACCTGAGCATGTTTGGCTTAAGCGATTTTACATTCGGGTCGAACAAGCTCCGGAACGTGATGTCCGCGGAATTCATGCCGCAACAGAACGTGGTCCGCGGCCGGATCTCGGGTGATCCCGTCACGCAGGCGATCCATGTCACCAGTGTGGCTCCGGCGATTCAGATCCAGTCCGGTGACCTGGCAGGCATCCTCGATTCGACAGGGATGTTCGGCGGGACGTCGTTCATGGGGCTGAGCAATTCGGCCGCGATCATGTACATGCGGGAGCGGACCAACGGCGGAGCGTATGCCTCTGGTTCGAGTCACACTACGATCTCCGGCGCCTATTCGCTGACGAGCATCCAGAGCATTCAGGCTCAGCAGGATGGTGACTTTGCGAGTGCGACCCTGCAGACGCTGTACTATTCGCCGGACGGGGCGGATCCGCTGACGAAATCAGCGAATCAAGCCCTTGTGACGACAGCCTACCAGCCGCAGTTCGGCATGGGGCCTGTCACGATCGGCGGTACTCGCGTCACGGATATCGTCGGCTGGGCGGTCAACCCGGGCCTGTCGATTCAGGAGTATCGGGTCGATGGAAACGCGTTCCCCACGAAAATCTTTGTCCTGCAGTCGGACCCGTCCGTCGACATCACGTTCAAGCACGCGCCGTCGATCGCGTCACTCGGGCTGTACAGCTCGGCGACCGTCGTGGTTTACGCCTACAAGCGGACCGACGGCGGGATCTACTCCGGTTCGTCCGATCACATCTCGATCACATCGACCAGCCCGCTGATTGCGTTCGAGCGTGTGTCTGCCCAGGGGACGCAACCGGGCGACGTCACGTATCGGATTTACTGCAAGACGCTGGCGTACTCCATCGCTGCCGCAATGCCATCCTGAGGACTTATGCACCCGCTGATTTTTCTGCCGGAAGGCAGTTCACTGGAAAAGGTCGGTCTGTCTGACCATGTCGACGGCAACATGGGCACGCGAATTGTCGCAGGCCCGACCGGCGAGCCAGGCCTGCTGATCTGCTGGCAAGGCACGATCGATGGTTATTCGGTCGGTTTCCGTCCCGATTCGCAGACTTGGCTTCCGGCTGTGCCGAAGGGTGATCTTCCGGCCGGCCGGTATTGGGTCGGCATTGAACGGAATGCACCGCCCACACCGGCACAACTGCAGCGGCAAGCCGGGGTCGACGGGTATCGGGTCCGGCTGGGTGATGGGCACGAATGGATCATTCCTGCCGCAAGGTACTGTCCGCAGGATGTGCGACTGGCGCCTGACGGCGGGATCAAGCTGCAGGTGCAGGACAAGTACCGCGAGTTCTGGGATGGGTCGCTGCGGTGGGTCGAACTGCTGCTGTCAATCGAGGAAGGCCAGACGGCGCTGCAGATCGGTCCGCAGGAGTGGTCCTATCTGACACTGGCGCTGTCGATCAATTACCGCATCACGCCGGAGCTGGCGTCCGAACTGCGGCTGTTCTCGACGGCCAATGTGCTGCACGTCGTGCAGGCCACGATTGACGGTCAGTTGGCGGCGTTGGTGGAACAGCAAAAAAAAAGTACGGAGACAGTCTCCACCCTCGCTACTTGATGGCGATCGCGTGGGGGCGTGGGCTGCTGCCTGATCATCGCCCGACCTGGTTTGATTTCCGCATGCTGAAAGAGATCGATGGCCGGTGAGTCGAGCAAAGTCGAACTGGTGTTCACTTCTGAGGATAAGGCCATCGTGGCCACCCTGCAGAAGATGGACCGCGCATTGGATGCGACCGTTGTCCGGCTGAACAAGGTGGAGCAGGCCGGCGCGAAAGCGTCCACGACGACGACAGCCGGATTCGAGCGAAGCGCCCAGACGCTGACGAAGTTCGCAACCGGCATCGGCATGATCACGACGGCAACCGGGCTCGTCATGTCGATGGCGAATCAACTTCGCCGCGAATACGACAACCTGATCAGTCGGCAGAAGAACGCTGCGAATGCCCAACTGTCGATTGCGGAAGCTCAGGCCGAGGCATTCAAGGGGTTGGGTGACAACAGCATCAGCAAAGAGCAGTTGGCGAAGCGGGTGCAGGAAATCAGCCTGAAGACACCGGCTGATCAATCCGGGCTTTATTCGGCGATCGGACAATCCCTCGGTGCCAAGCCAGCCGGGGTGTCTGACGCGGACGTCGTCGAGGCGGCTGGAGTGGCGGCCCGGTTGAACCCGTACAACTCGCAGGCGATGGGCACGAACCTGCTCAGCCTGATGTTCCAGAAGAGCAAGACGCCCAAGGCCAAGTTCGAGGACATCGCCGGGTTTCAGATGCAGGTTAAGCGTCTGTCTCCGACGATGTCGGAAGAGGCGTTCGCGCAGAACATTGTCCCGGGCATCGGCGAATCGATGGCGTTCGGATCCTCGGAGCGTGAGTCTGCTGCACTGCTCAGTTACCTCGGAAACGAGATGGGCGACGTGGAGGGTCGGCAGACGCGGACCGCGGCCCTGTCGTTCCAGAAGCAGTTGATGGAAGCGTTGCCGAAGGTGCAGGGCGGTCTGTTCGCCAGGTTGAAGGCCCTGCAGCAGCCGGAGAATGCACGGCTGCGAAAGCACTTCCTCGGGCCGCTCGCCGGGGCTCGCGCGAAGGGGTCGAGTCCGATGGCTGCATTCGGGATCGAGGGCGAAGCGAAAGCGTTCGTCCCGATGCTGAATCTGATCGAAGGAAAAACAATCGGCAATCTGGAACAGACGCTCGCCCAGGTGCCGGAGATCGCCGGTTCCGGTGCGACGTTTGAACAGACGATGTCTGACATTGAGCGGCAGCCGATCCAGATGACGGCCAAGGCTCAGCGGACGTTCGCGACGGCAACTCAGGCTCAGCAACTCAATAACCAAGCAGGGGCAAAGACAGCGGTATTTCGTCAGGGGCTTGACGAACTAAACGCTGCGATGGGCAAGTCATGGACGGAGCGCACCGCGGCGTCAACCATGTTTGACGTTCAGACTTTGCTAGGCGCAGATCCTGCCGCACTGGCAAAGCGACAGTTTGATCTGGCTGGAAGCGAGAGGCCAGTAATGACCGGATACGGGGGCGGAAGCACTCCCGTTGTTCAGGCTACTATGGACGAGAAGACACAGCAGGCAATGCAGAAAATGGCACTGCTGCTTGAGCAGTTCGTCAACAAGCAGGAGAAGCCGCTTAAGGTCGAGGGGCCGATGCAATTTCGGCCACCAGCATCAGCGGCGCAGAACAGATAGTTGTCGGCAGATCTGAATTCCGAAGACGATGACAGCCACGAGGATCAGGTTTGTTGCAAGCTGAATGCTTGGAAGTCCGAGCAGAGCAATCAGACCGATAATCACCACAACCCCAGGCAGACCCAACGCAAAAATCTGGAACAGGTCCAACGAGTCTTTACCCGGTTGATTACTCATGTCTCTCTCCCTGGCTGGCTACAACTTCGAGTCGATTTCGCTGCACGACTCCCCGGTGTGGGAAGACGAGGCGGTGCAGTCGTCTGCTGTCACGACGTTCGCGGTCGCTGGTGAATCCCTGCTGATCGGCAAGCCGACAGGCCGCGACTGTGTCATCGGCGCCCGGATGTACAACTACTCAACCGAAGCGGCATTGCAGACGGCACTGGCCAATCTGTTCAAAAAGAAGGGCATCACCGGCACGCTGACCTACGTGAACCATCGATCCGAGTCGATCACATTCGCGAACGTGACATTCCTTCAGGCTGCGGCCGTCAGCAAACCAATCCGCGAAGCATCTCAGGCCAAGTGGCTGATCGATGTGCAGCTCACCTTCCGTCAATCGAAGGTGCCATGATGCTGTGCGGTTCCTACAAAATCAATCGCGTTCTGTGGGCGGGGCGAAACTCGATCCGGGTGGATTTTGAGACGCCCGAGACGGCCTACCTGTGGCAGCTTTATGCCGGACGCAAGCTGATCGGGCAGACGAAGGCTCCGGATGAGCGGGTTATTGTCGGTCCGCTCGAAGCATCCCTATATCCGGTCTGGCTGTCGCTTTTGGCGGTCGACGGCACGGACATCGATGGAGATCACGGATCAACGTTGCCTCCGCGCCCGTACAACCGGGCTCGGGTGACAGTGTCCACCTCGGGCTGGCCAACAGATACCAACACGATTGAAGTGGCGGCGGCGACTGAGCCGGGCGGGGCCGTCGATACGACCAACATCGTGGCGTCAACGTTCTGGGACATCAACCGATCGTACGAGATCACAACGCCTTGTCTGGGGCCATCAGGAACATGGGCATTTGAGGTGGCCGGACGTGACGAGAAGGAACCAGACGGCAACCGCGGCACTCCGCTGTCCGTCTCTCTGGACATCCTCACACAGCCGCCAGACGTGGCTGTAGAGGCGACAGGAAATCGATTTACGCCGACCGCTGCCGGTGGCGTTCTAACTGTTCAATTCGCGTATCAATGAGGGTGATCATGGCTGACGAACTGACGGCAGAACAGCGGCTTCTGGAAACGCGGACCCGGTTCGCTGTGCTCGAAACGAAACTCAGTTTTGAAGCTCCGGAACTGCAGGCGAAGTACGCGGAGCTGTTCGACGCCGGCGACGCGGACACGATCACCGCGGAAGCGGTCAAAGACAAGTTGATTTCGGAGACGAAATAGCATGCTTGATTCTCAGATCATCATTAAAAAGAACCAGGCTTACACGTTCTATTTCGTGCTGGTCTCGAAGTCCGATCATGAGTCGCGTCTGACTGGCAAGACCGTGGATATGCGCTGGTATCTCAGCACATCAACCGGTGGGCTGCAGACCGGGATCTCCAATGTGGTCGGCGAGATCGGCAACGGGATCTATGAGTGTGCTGTTCCGCAGGATGCGACCAACGCAGCCCGTGGTATCTGGCTTCTGTACGCAACCGATGCATCCGCCAAGCCGGTAATCATCAGTTTCCAGGGCGTCACATTTGACCCCTTGTCAGCGGCGACAATTCCACCAACTGCGGCTGATATCGCCGATGCCGTATGGGATGAATCTCAGTCTGGTCACACGTCTTCCGGGACGTTCGGCAAATACCTCGATTCGCAAGTCTCAACGCTGATCTCCGGCGGCGCCACAAACATTGCCAATGCTGTCTGGAACGAGGCCACCAGCGGTCACACGACGGCAGGCACATTCGGCAAACGGTCCGCCGATGATTCGTCCAATGTCTCGACGATCGCCAGCACAGTGAGCACGATTTCGACAAACGTCTCAACCGCACTCAGCCGCATCGGCTCATTCACTGGCTCGGGGCTCAATACGATCCTCGGCTTCCTCAAAGCGATCATGTCGAAGGCTGCCGCGCTGACTCCGTCTGATGTCGGCGGAACATTCGACAATACGACCGATTCAATCGAGGCCCTGCGTGACCGTGGCGATGCATCGTGGGCGATGACGGATCAATGGGCTGTCGAGGTCGAAGAGGCATTCACGACGACAGCCGGAGTCGAGACGCGGCTCATTGTCAGCGTGACGAAAAACGGACTGCGGCAGGATGTCTACGCTCTCGACTCGACGGCAACCTGTGCTCTGGCCGTGCGAGAGCATGGGGCTGGTTCGGATCTGTACACGATCTCGGCGACGACGGTCTCCGCGAACGGCAAATTCCAGTTGACCAAGTCGACGCCGGGCTACACGACAGATCGCGTTTACGATCGAATTTTCACTGTGGTTATCAGCGGGACAACCCGCACGTTCTCAGTCCCTGTGCCGGTGCATCCGTAATGGCGAGAGCTGGTTTCCGAAAGCGGGTCCGAGCCTCCCGCCCGTTCGAGGGCGAGGGGGCGTCTCTGTATCTGGCCAGTGGCAGCACTGATCCGGGTGCGGACGCGATCCACTATCGCAACGCCCGTGCGGGAACGTCTCGCGGTCTGTATCTCGATGTGACCACACCGGGCACGGATCGAGCCAAGACGACTCGTGTCGCGTCGGTCTCCGCACCAACGGCACAGATCGATTACACGATCCCCGCGGCCCTGTATGGCAAGGTCTTGCGACTGCAGGTCCGGACGTTTGCCGATGACGTGGAGTGCGAGGTCATCGGCGGAACGCGGGTCATCACGATCGACGGGAGCGGCGAGCAATCCAACGACATCAACGGCACGGCCGCATTGACCGAGATTGAGATTCGCGACTCGGGGACGGTGAGACTCAAATTCCGATACTCCGCAGTCCTGTCCGGTCTCCAGCCAGAGACATTCACAGCGATCCGAACGGCGGGGCCATCGAGCCCGACTGACGTAGCCGTGTCCTATGTGGACGGACAATCGCTGTACGTCATCGAGCTGACAGAACTGCTGGATTCGTCCGCCTACACGTACAAACTGCAGGCGGCCTCGGGCGTCGTGACAAAAGACCTCATTACAGGCATCAGCGTCACCGCTGACGCATCCGGACCGACAGCGCCAACACTGGTAGAGGCGGTGACAGCATGACCGCACCAACAGCCAAGCCCGGCGCCGATGCCGGAGCGTCACCGCTCGCAAGCCCCGTGCAGTCATTCGAGGTCTGGTCCTCGGCCTACGGCACAACGCCGGGCAAAGATGACGTCACTGAGACGTATCGATTCAAGCGGCTCGTGAGGTCCTCGGGCTCTGCCGCTCTTGATTACGTTGAGCTGGAGATTGCATCGGAAAAGCCGCTCGGCAATACGAAGACTCCGTCTAATGTTCCGCGGCCGCTGCAGGTCCGTTGCCCACTTCCGGCAACGTCCGATCCCGATCCGGACACGGACCCGCCTCCGGCTGACTGCATCTTTTACGGCGAGGTCGGCATTGCCAAAGCTGACATTGCTGCCGAAGAGCGGCGCATGGTCTACGCCCGGATTGAGCCCTGGCACTTCGGCGAGCCATTGATGGGCTACACCGTCAGTAACGGGAGCGAAGATCGCACGATTCACGCGGACATCGAATTCAATCCCGAGGTTGACGGCCTGATCATCGGCAACCGCAGTTCATCGGGCGGATTGATCTCGGGCACAGACACATGGAAGTATTGGATTGATCCGGAGACAAGCCGGACGGCCAATGCTCTGACGAATGTGTCTGGGCAGACCGCGACATCCTGGACGCTGGCCGATGCAGTCCTGTCGCTCTGCTGGCTGCTCAATCCGGATGAGACGCATATCAACAATCCGCACCGCACGTCGGTTGAGAAAGTCACCGGCGAGAGTCCACCGCTGCGGAATGTGGTCCTGCGGCGGGGGCGGTCTCTGCCGGAGCTGCTCGACGATCTGCTGTTGCCGTTCGGCTACGCCTGGTACGTCCGCACATCAACCGATGATGCAGGCGAAGCGATCCGGACGATTGCCCTGTTTCAGCGCGGCGAAGGGTTCGTCCAAGACGTCAAGCTGCCCGGGCCGGACGATGAGCCGACCGGGGATAACTTCTCGGTGGCCGCGGCGTCGATCTCCTGGAACCTGGCAGAAGTCGCCACCGTCGTCGAAGTGCATGGGGCTCTGCTCGAATGCGAATGCACGGTTGAGCTGGTCCGCTGCTGGGCGGAAGCTGACGACGATCTGACCGCTTACGATCTGGCGAAATCGGACGTCAACTCGCAGTACCGATCGAAAGAGCATGTCTGGCGGAAATGGGCTCTCAATGAGGCAGGCGATTACAACGGGACACGGACCACGGTCGCTCCGATCACCGATGCATTCGATGTCAACGACTTGCTATCACTCGGCGATCAAAACGTGTTCCGGCGTCGTCGATTCTATGACTGCCTGACCAAAGACACGACGCTCACCGACACCACACGCGATGGCGGGCGACGGCCGCCGCTGGTCGAATATTATGATCCGGTCGAAGAGAAATGGCGGGACGTCTCCGGGCTGGTCAATGGCTCATTCACGGTCCTGCAGCGGGAGTGCGGGATCCTGTTCAACGGCGACATGCCACCGAACGAACTCATCTCGCTCGGCGATGATGCCCGAATCCGGGTGACTGCCACGATCCGCGGCGATCAGCGACTGACGACGCGATATGAGCGAACCGACGAAGCCCCGACGATGAACAGCATCACGCTGTTTATCGATGCGGCCGACCGCTTCCGGAAGTCCGTGCGAGTCTTAGTTGGCGACTACGCCAGCCGGTACACGGACGGCTCATTTCCGATCTACGACGCCGACATTGCCGACGACACGGCCGCACTCGAAGACTTCGCGTTCAAGCTGCAGGCCATCGAACAGACGATGAAATTGGGGGCCGAAATTACCCTCATCGGCTATCAGCCGCAGTACGAGATCGGCGACGTCGTTGAAAAGATCGACGGGCGGAACATCTCGCTGAACGCGACCGCCAAGGACGTCGAGGAAAAGCGTTACCTGCAGATCATGGGCATTGAGTACACCGAGACGGCAACCCGGCTGACGTTGCAGCCGTTCGTCGATTACACGCCGGTCCTGCAGCAGCACGAGAAGGACTTCAAGCAGCGGAGGGCTGGCTATGCGGGATGATTCGCCAGTGATGCGGAGACCGCAGCAGCAACCGCCAACGACGGCCCCCGAATCGGGCAAGCGACGAATCGGCAAGCTGCTCGGTGCATCGTCCGTCAGTGGGTTCGCGGATGTGCAGATCTACGCCGGAGCGACTCCGGACGCGATCGTGGCCACCGATCCCGCGCAGGTTGTGTCCGCTTACAATCGCTGGCTCGCGTTGGCCTCGGGAACGTGGGTGATCGTCGAGTGTTTTCCGCACGGCTGGGAAATCACGCAGGGGCAGTGCTAATGCTGATGTGCTGCTGCTCGACACCGGGTGACTGTTGCTTCAGCCGCTTCAAGGCCTGCGGTTCAGAGCCCGGCACGGGTGGACCGCTGGAAGTGCTCTATCTCACGGCGACACTGCGGAAAGAGTTCCAGACGTTCGCGTTGATGGATGCGGGCTCATTCATCACGCACACTGGCACGATGCGGAGAGTCTCCACGACATGGTATCCGCAATGCTCCGGGGGATATCACCCGGCTGGAGGCACAACGGCCTGCCTGTGGCTGTCCGATGAGACGTTCACCGTTCGGTCTGGCGACTGGTCGGTCGGTCGCTGCCCGGGCAGTGTCATTGGATCAGATTGCATGGACCCGACGCTGCATACCGCAAGATTGTTTTTTATGTCGGGCGGTTCAATCACGGACTTCACCAACGATGACGGATGCACCTACGAGTCTGGCGGGTATGGCTACGACACCTCTGGTGAGTGCTATGCGGGCTATCTCCGCGCGGAATGCGATGTCAGCAACTGCAGTGAATCCGTCACTGGTCCAACTGGCGGCCCGGTCGACGTGGGTAAGTCGATGATCCTGCAGGGAAAGTTAATCTTCTCATCCTGCAATCCGCTCTATGCCGTGGCGTCGCGGCCCTGTCAGGAATGGCGTTGCGGCGGCGGTGCCACCATGATCTCTCGCACGGACTACGTTTCCTATGTCCTCTCAGAATGACTGCCAGTGCAGCATCGTCGGTCACTGCCCGCGCTACCGTCGCATAATGACGGATCGCGAGATCCATCTTTGCCAGACGCGAGAGGATTACCGGCGTCTGTTCGAGCGGACCGCACCGCCTCCGGGTCTCGGGGATAAGGTCGAGACGGTCATTCATTCCGTGGGCGGTCACTATCTCGCCAAGGCCTGGTCCTACTGGACCGGCAAGCCGTGCGGATGTGACAGCCGGCGCGAATCGCTGAACGCTCTCAGTCGATCATGGGAGAACGGACCGGGGCCGAAGGTCTGCTTTGTCACTCCATCGCTGGGCATGGGCGGTGCCGAACGGGTGATGCTGTCACAGGCCCGATACTGGCCGCGGTTCGGTATCACACCAAAAGCGTTCTGGTTGCACGATAACGGCCCGGCGTGGGGACCGTTTCTCGCGGAACTGGCCGAGATGAATATCCCGGTGCATGCGTCAACGCGACGGCGGGAGCGTGGCATCGTAGCAGCCGATACGATGGTCGACGCTCTGCGGGCTGCTGTCGATGGTGTGGACGTCGTCATTAGTTGGGGGCTGCCTGATGTCGGGGATCTGCTTGACGCAGCGGGCTGGACCGGTCGGCACATCCTGGTTGCTCACGGCCCGGGGGACTGGGCACGCAATCAGATGACGCAGGCCGCTCCGTCCGCGAGTCACTTCGCCGCAGTGTCCCGGGCGGCGATCGAGGCATTTCCGCCCGAAGCTCACGGCATGACTACAGTCCTGTGGAACGGTGCCGAAACGTCGCGTCTGCAGGCCAAGATCTCGCGCGAGGAACAGCGGGCTCGCTGGGGCGTCCCCAGGGGCTATCGGGCGATCGGCTACATCGGCCGGTTCAGCTTCAACAAGCGGCCGGAAGTGGTCGCGCGAGCAGTGGCCCGTCTGCCCGAGGACTGCATCGCGGTCATGATCGGCGACGGCATCGAGGCCAAGCCAATCACCAAGCTGGCCCGCGAGATCGCAGGCGACCGGATCATCATCCCCGGCCCGACCGATGACGTCGGATCAGCGCTCGATGGGCTCGACGCCTGGATGCTCTGTTCTGACGCCGAGGGGTTCTCGATCGCTCTGACCGAGGCGATGCTCTCCGGAACTCCGATCGTGACGAATCACGTTGGCGCCGTGGATGACCTGCAGGAGAAGTTCGGCGAGCTGTTCTGCTGTGTGCCCAACGGGGCCAGCGATGACGAACTGGCAGCCGCTTGCCTGCGAGCGATGTCACCTTCCGGCCGCTCGATCGCCGATCACGCCCGGCAAGTCGCTCTGGAGCACCTCACCGCCGAGCTGTCGGCTCAACGCTGGGCGGAATGGCTCAGGGAGATCTGCCCGGTTGCGGTGTGACTCCCAGACTGAGGGAGCTGACTCCCCGAGTCGTGGACCTCTCTGGCAGTGGTCAAGCAATCCTTGACACCTCATGTCCCGGGCACAAAACACGGCGTTTTCTGCGATTTCTGCCATTTCTCTAAAAATAGTGGAATTACGGATTGACCGTGTCGATAATGATAGTATAATAACACCATGACGCGACCGACCGACACCAAACAAAGGAACACGACGATGACCGCAGAACACCAAGATGCAACGCTGGCCCTGGCCCGGATGATGGAAACGATCGCCGCGAAGATCGAACGGGGTGAGCTGAACGGGATGAAGACCGAACAGGTCTGGGGTCTGTACCGGACGATGGCCAAGGTGGCAACGGCGATCGAGACCAACACCGAAGAGTTGGCCGGGGTCTGAGGGATGACGGAAGGGGCGGGGCCAACGGGGCCTCGCCCGAGTGGATGGGTAAACTACAAAAGAGCAGTGAAATGAAGATCCTCGGAATCAATGACGACGTGACGACTTGCGAGTGCTGCGGCCGCACGAATCTCAAGGCAACGGTTGTCTTGGAAACCGAGCATGGAGACATCCGCCACTACGGACGCGACTGTGCCGCACGCACGATGCACGGCAGCAACAAGTCATCAACCGTCAAGTCGGTCGAAACACTGGCACGCGGAATCGCCTACTGCCAGAAGTGGTTACACGCGACGCCTCGGCATACGGCTCGCGTAGTCGCGAACGGATGCCAGTTGTTCTGCCGCTGCTGGGTAGTCGGTGATGAGATCCACTTCCTGAATGGCGTCGTCGTAAAGTAGGCTTGATTCCACCGTGGCGGGGGACAGACACCCCGCCCAGGTGTGAGCGACAACCCCCCAAGCAAAGGAAACGAACATGACTATCAACGGAATCACCATCCAGATCGATCGTTCCGGTGTCGGCCACAACTGGCAGGATCTGACCGAAGACGACAGCCACGACACGCCTCCGAGCATCCTGGAAGAGATCGCAGCCGAGATCATCGATGGCGAAAAGGAGACCTGCAGTCTGTACGTCGCGACGAACGGCCTGCATTACCGCTGGTAGACATCCACCCATCCAGCCTCTTCGCTCTCCCGGTCGCGTGGCCGGGGGAGTATCCCACACCCAGGTGCATCTGCGGGGCGACCCCAGACGGGCAATACAGACCGCGGCAGTCTCAATGAGATCCCCGCGGCTGGCGGAAGACTGATCGAAAGATCGTGCAGCCGTCGACGCCGTCAGAGTGGCGGCCACCTGGATTGTTTCTCACGGAGTTCCCCCATGGCACGCAAGAAGAAAGCGGCCCCGAAGCCGTCCGACATGGCAACCGTCCGTCTGCAGGTCATGCTGACGGCCGAGCAGCATCAGGCGTTCTTGGCGGCGATGGAAGCGGCCGGGCTGAGCAAGGCCTCGACGTTCGCGCGGGACACACTGCTCACGGCGATCGGTCGAGCCGATCTGATTCCCGCGATCCGGTCTGTCGGCCGGCCGTGGGAAAAGAAAGCCGAGCCATCATGAGTGACAGGATTTGGCTCAACGTCTGGCAGCGTGTCGCCGCTCGGCTTTTACGCCGGATCTGGCGATGGGTGGAGCGGCGGCTGGACGAGCGGAACAAGGGCGGTTAAATTCCGCCCGAAATTCTGTTGAACTGTGAAGGCTTGTACAGTAGGATCTGACTCGCTTCACAAGCCGCCTACCGACCCTGCCGGGCCATTCTGCTCATCTTACTCTGTTCTCGCACAGCCAGGACGATTTCGCGAATTCCGAGAATTCCGTATTGCACGAAAAGACTGCTGGCGTTAGATTCGTCCACACGACACGCACAACGCGAGTTGAACGGGAGCAAAAATGCAACGTGCGAGACGACAACGTAAAGAGAAAGAGACTCAGCCGGTTCCTGGCTGGCTGACTGTTCCGGAGTTCGCTGCGATGTTCCGGATCGGCCGATCGACGGTCTATGACGCCATCGCCAGCGGGCGACTGAAGTCAATTCTGATCATGTCAGTTCATCGCATTCCGGCATCGGAGGCCGAGCGGGTCGAACGCGAAGGCCTGACGGGCTGACATTCTTCGAGTCATTTCCACGGAGTTAGTTTTTCTGCGCCCACGGTGCGCGCCGAGGGAACCATGCTTCCGCTTTTAGTCTCTGCCGCCCTGGCCGTTGTGCTGGGCTTGGGGGCCTTCATCGATCCGACGCGAGGTGAGTCGTGAGTTATTCATCCCGTGACGAATCACTGACGATCGCCCGCGGTTATCGCCCGCGAATGATCAGCCTGCCGACGCAAAACCCGGAAGGG